GCCATAATTAGTCAAGTTCTTCTTCTAATTGTTCCTCAAGAGAGGAACCGAACATCTCATAAGCCTCGTCTGCTTCTTCATCGGTGAGTCCTGCTTCCATCGCTGCTCCGATTGCCATTTCTCTCTGGTTGAAGTCAACCATATCATTTTCCATAGCTGTTAATGGTTATGAGTATTTTACATCACCGAATAAGCAGAACTGAAGAAATACATCCCCAGTTATCTGGTCGCAGTTTTCATTCACGATGTCAGTCCAATGATGCGAGTATTTCTTGCTGCTAGCCAATGCTTGAAGACCCTTATGGACTTTTGAAAGGGTCAAGACATAGCTGCGAGGCTTGTCTTCTTCAATGTCCTTGATGAACACCTCGCCATCCTGAATGACTGACTGAGCAGGATAATCTGTCTGCGGTTTTCCTTTCTTCTCTCGATGGCCTTTTATTTCCATCCAGTAATTGCTTCCTCCATCAAACGCAGAGCAAAGAAGAGACTCTATGTTTTCTTCTCTGACTCCAACCTGAACTTTGAATGGTTTGTGCGCTTTCATATTTTTCGTTTCCCTCTGCCCTCTCGCCGACCGACCATGTAAGGCGGTGGTCAGAGAGGGAGCAGAAGATACATGGTTTGTAATTCCAGCCTCGACAGGCTGGATGTTTCAATCCAGAAGCATTTTGGATACCAAGCTTCCTTGGGATTACTCTACTTCTGTCGATCTGAATTGAAACATCCAACCAACCAGACTCTAAATGACCTTTTCTCTAAGAATAAGTAAAGCTGATTCTTTGGGAAAAGTCAAGTCCTTTTTCAAGATGGCGAGTTGATAACTCTGAAATATGGCCTAAAACCACAATATTTCACGACCCATTTTTGAGGTGAGGAAAATGAAGAGGCGACTTTTCAGCCGCCTCCAGGATAACCGCCGTGGTAGTAGCCGCGTGCGGTGTTTTTGATGATGATTTTCTCCCGAATGCGATCGTAGTCTGCAGTGCGACCTGCAAAATACTTGCGCACCAGCGTCTCTGCTGCATGGAGGACATCAACCACCTCCTTGTCCTTCTCATCGCTGCTCGTTGCGCTTTGGAACTCCATCAGCTCTTCACTGACCTTGTCAATGTAGTGCTGGAGGGGCCAGCTGCGCTCAGGGTCGATGAGGGGGAAGTGCCATTTTCCGCTGTCCATTGTTCACGATCCTCTGGTTGGTTGACTCAAGGCGAGACGCTATGCGTGGCGAGTAAAGTAGTTCCAGTCTGCAGGCGCAATGCCTCCCGACTGGCCTTCTGTAGCGTGTTTCATGATTAGCGCTTGGTTAGGCCGAGATCCTTTCCGATGCCAACGATGGTGATGGCGAGGACGATCTTGTCGGCAATGAGACCGATAAGTCCACTCATGAGAGTGGCGAGCACGAGCACGATGGTGAGCACGACGAACACAGCGAAGCTGAAGCGGACGAACACCATAACGATTTGATTTATCATAGCGTCCCGCCTTGAATCAACCAACCTATTGAAAGGATCGATGGAGAGAGGAGGCGAGCTGCAGGCTCGCCAGTCTCCGATTGCAATCTGAGGACAAGTTCTGAGTTGAACAGACTCTCGTCGCATCACAGGGTTTTAAGTCTGTGCATATTGACGCGCATCCCACGATGCTCATCATGTCCTCTCTTCATCGATCCTTAGTTTTCAAAGAACAAACTCAGTCTCTTGGACAATCATGCGCCGACCCGTGGAATTGAATCCAACTTAGGATGTCCCAGACCCGCAGTTTCCTGCTGGCGGCCAAATCACGACATTCATGAACCGCATGAACGGATGTCGTAGATGGCTTACTCAAGACTGAAAGAGCTGGCGGTGGACTAGGCGGGAATCGAACCCGCGTCCTCCAGAACAATCGCAGAACTTCTACATAGCATGTCTCATGTTATGGTTGAGCAACCCGCTTTCGGAGCGCCAACATTTTCTTGTGTCTGGCGCATCACCTCCACAAGTCGCTGTGATTCTGCCGTCATCGCTACCTGCGACCTCTCACGAGACGACACCTGCTAGACGAGAGCGAAGTTGCTCGGCGAACCAAGCAAGTCCTTCATCGCGAAGTAGGGAGATACGATGCTCTTGGCATGTATGGTGTTTGCAGCCATCTTGTAGGTCTATGCTGCCTCAACCGCTATGCATTCTGTAAAGAGCTTCTGGAGTCTAAACCGATCTAGCCCAGTTGGGGAGGCTGACGAATGGATGAGCCGAAACAAATCCACCGCTGCCGTCCCGCATCAAAATGAGTCGTTGTCCGAAGACTTGACTTCTTCTTGATTACGAGGTATAAGGAAAGTACCTTTCACCGTGCTTCCTTTGTCCTCTGGGAATAAGTAAAGCTCCTTTCTACCGAAAAGTCAAGGACAGAGGAGTTGATAACTCTGAAATATGGCGCAAAATAAGCGTGAATACATCATTGAGATTCCCGATGTTCACCCTTCTTTGAACACTTGGACGAGACTCCATTGGCACCAGCGCAACGCGCTCAAGCAATACTGGATGCAGATGGTATACTACGCGGGCAAGGCAGCCAGGCTCCCGAAGTTCGCAGAGCCAGTAGACATATTCATCACCTACCACCATCCCAAGCGCACAGTTGACTATGACAATTACACGCCCAAATTCGCCATTGATGGCTTAAAGAGCTTCATCGTGGATGACAACATTCAGTGGATTCGAAAGCTGGGCTGGGAGTTTATCAAGGACAAAGATAAGAAAATGATAATTCGCATCACAACAGCGGTATAATTAAAAAGGAGTCCCTCCAGGAGAAAGAAATGGGAGTCGTGGACCTTGAAAAGACGCGTCAAGAAAGAGATGCTGCACGAGTCAAGAGTTTCCTCAGGGAGCATCCGAAGATCGAACCGCTGCAACTCTTCTTCACCGCGTATAAGTATGAGCTGGGATGTTTCGATCGCTACGAAGTACAAGCCAACTACGATCGCTGGAAGGCTGCGCAGATCGTGCCATCCTACCTCACCACTTTTCTGACGCGCTTTAACTGACGCCGAGGAGCCAAAGGTTATCAACCCGAGGCTCCTTGACTTTTTGAAATTGATGGCGCATAATAAAGGAAGATGCTCTGTAGACATCGCCATCAGGGTCGCTTCTTCCCTTTGATGGCTGCATAGCATCGCCCGCCATCCCGTGCTGACCCGCTTCTCATTTTTTTCTCCCAGCCATGGGAGAGGCATTCCCCAGGCAATGCGCACTTATCGCATCGCCTCCAAAATACCCTTATTCTTCGGGGTATTTTTGGTCTTCAGCCCGAGTTATCAACTTATCAACCCAGTTATCAACTTTGCATCTGAGCCATTAGGAGGGATAATAAGTAAATGACGAATAAGGATAAGGAAACAACCCAGTTCAACTCCCCATCCGGAAGTGGTTTGTTTCCTTATTCGTCATAAGGCTAGAATGTCCCACCCTCACAGGTGGGCTTCTTGTTTGCGATGGATGGGGAATGCCAAAAGCTCTTTCAACGAAGCAGGTAAGAGTGCAAGACATCAACCGCTTCTCTCCTCATAGCTTGGAGCAAACTAGAACTTTGCTCCCTCCCATGAGGAGAGGAATCAATGAGCAGCCCTGCAGCGAGTTGAGACACTAGGCAAAAGGCAATGAGCCTCCTTGATTTTCATCACAGAGACCTCATACAGCTACTCGACTACAGGAACTCCCTACCTCTTCTACATAGCATTCATGGTCGTCTCTCGTTCCTCTGGGATGGGAGAAGGATAACCATTGTCAAATCATGATGCTTGACTTTACAGATAGAAGAGGGATAATTTGAATAGCATGGTGAAACAAAGAGAAAATATTGCCTGCGAGGGTGAAACAAGCCTCCTCTATGCCGCTTACTGAAGCTGGACGCCAGAAACTCCGTGAAGCAGGAGCACGCGGAGGTGCAAAGAGCAGAGGAAAGCTCTCGCCAAAGACACTTGAGACGAATCGAGTGCTCGCAGAATACAGACAGCAGATCCTCAAGCAAGTTGCCGTGCTGCTCCGACGCAACATGATTCCTGCAATGGGCTGCACCTATGTCTACAAGCGTGTCGAGGAGAAGCGCGGCAAGACCATCTTCGTCGAGAAGGTGCTGGTGGAGGATCCTCACGAGATCGAAATGGCGCTGAATATGATTGACCAAGCAGAGGGCTATGATAAGAATGGGAAGGATGGTGCGCCATATTACTACATCGTAGTCAAGGATCCCGACTGGCGTGCGATTGAGTCTCTGATGAATCGTGTCTTCGGCAAGGCGAAGGAGACAGTGGACTTGAATGCCCGACACAGCATGGGCCAGTTCGAATCAATGAGCAATGACGAACTCCTCAACCTCATCGAAGGCTGAAGCAAGCAAGGAGCTGGCGCGTCGAGAGCTGGCGAAGCGTCTGTTCTTGCGCTTCGTGTGCTACTGCAATCCTTGGTTCAAAGTGAGCTGGCATCACGAGATGATTGCCGATGCATTGCAGCGCGTTGAGGCAGGAAAGCTGAAGCGCTTGATGATATTTCTTCCGCCACGCCACTCCAAGTCAGAGATGGTGTCAATCAATTTCCCTCCATGGGTGCTTGGACGCAACAAAGACAGAAACATCATTGAGGCAAGCTACAGCGCAGAACTGGCCATGGACTTCGGCAGAAAGGCCAGAAATATTGTGGATTCACAGGAGTATCGCAATGTCTTCGACACGACACTTGCAGAGGACAGCAAGAGCAAGTCCACCTGGAACACGAATGGCCGAGGACAATACAATGCACTGGGCGTGGGTGGTGCGGCTACCGGCAAAGGCGCAGACATCCTCATCATTGACGACCCAATCAAGAACCGCAAAGAGGCAGACTCATTCCTGGTGCGAGAGAACATCTACAACTGGTATCGTTCCACGGCACGCACGCGTCTCTCTCCGGATGGTGCTGTGATTCTGGTTGTCACACGATGGCATGACGATGACCTCGCTGGACGCTTGCTCAATGAGTCTGATGGCGAGGATTGGGAAGTCATCAGCTTGCCTGCAATAGCAATCAAGGATGAGCAGCACAGAAAGAAAGGTGAAGCACTCTGGCCAAGTCAGTTCAGTCTTGAGAACTTGCTCCAGACAAAAGGAGCCGTCGGCACTTATGAATGGTCAGCACTCTACCAGCAGAATCCAATCCTCAGCGAGACGCAGGAGTTCAAGGAGGAGATGTTTACCCACATCACGCCATACAACTTGAGTCTGATGCGCTTCAACAAGTTCATAACCATCGATCCGAATGTCAAGGAAGCAGACACCAGCGACAAGTGTGGCGTCGTCATCAACCATGTCACAGAGGATGGCAAGTGGCACATCAAGAGCAGCGGCAAGCCATTGGACAGCAGGAAGCTCGTTGACCTCATTTTCAATTTGTGGGACTTGGAGAAGCCTGATGCAATGGGTGTTGAGGAGACGACTTTCTTCCAAGCGGTTGAGCCATTCCTGAAAGAGGAGATGGTCAAGCGCCAGAAGTATCCCGTGGTCTATGCGCTCAAGCACCACGGCACGAACAAAGAGCTGCGAATCAGAGGATTGCTCCCTCGCTATGAGGCGAAGCAGGTGGTGCATGTCGAGGGCTATTGTGATTCGCTGGAGGAGGAGATGATTCGATTCCCCAAGGGCAAGCATGATGATGAGCTTGATGCTCTGGCATACCAAGCACAGATCGCCTTCGCACCCCAGCCGATTCCGACATACATTGAGCAGGTGGTTGAGGAGCGTGCGATTGACGATCGGACGGGATATCTCATTCCTGATGTCCCGCTTGGTTCCGAGGGCATTGCAGACATTAGAGGATGGTGAGTTGTCAAATATGAACACTTTCCATTATTTCAAACTCAGCGATAATAGAAGCAATCCATATGCCTAAAGTAAAAGGTGAATCCACAAAGCAGAATCTCACCTATGCGAATGTTATCGCAGGAAAGAAGAAGCTGCTCGACCAATATCTCAAAGAGAAACAGTATGCAATCAAGGTGCGCCAAGTCAAAATCAACAACTGGGTGAAGAATGAGGAGCAGTATAACGGCGTCATCCAGAAGACCCTGCTCACCCGATCCAATCTCCATGTTCCAGTGGTCTTTGAAGGTGTGCAGACGATGAGCAGCAAGATCGGATCGGCGCCTGATGTGAAATATGACACTGTTCCCGAAGGCGACGAGAATGCCGCAGACATCATGAAGCATGTCGTGCAGCAAGACCTTGACGACTCCCACTGGGACCAGATCTATGACGACAGCAAGGTTGAGGGTGGCATCTATGGTCGTGCCGTCTATAAGGTCATCCCAGGCAACGACAAGCAGCGCGTCGAGTTGATTGACACGCTTGCATTCCTCATCAGCCCGATCGCACGCAACACGAAGACTGCACTCTACTGCGGTCAGCAGTTCATTTACAAGACCATAACTCAGCTCTATGAAGAGGCCGAGGAAATGGAGTATGACATGTACGAGCTCAAGCTGCTCGAGGAGAACAAAGCCACGACCGAGACGCAGATTGATTCCTCCAGCGAAGCGAGTGTAAAGAACATCCGCTTCGCCAACATGGGATTGAGCAACACGACTCAATATGGCAGCAAGGTCGCCGAGATTACTGAGTGGTGGACATATGTGCGCAAAGGTAAGAAGCGAGATCTGTATGTGCTCACAGTCGCCAATGACCTCTACATCCTTCGTGCGAAGAAGGTGAGCGACCTTGGCCTGACTGGAAAGTGCAATCGCATGCCCTTCTTCAGCTGGGGATGCTATCAGCGTGGCATCACATTCTGGTGTCCGTCTGTGGCTGATGTCTATCGAGATCCGAATCTTGCTGTGGATGTCACCCTCAACCAAGGAATTGACAACAACACTTATCGAAACTTCGGAATGCTGTTTGTCGCTGCAAACTCAGGACTCAAGCAGAGCAGCATTGTGCCGCGTCCGCTTGGTGTGACACCCATCAGCACTGGTGCGAATGAGAAGGTGCAGGATAAGGTATGGCAGTATCAGCCGCCCGAGATTACCCAGGGTCTGGGAATGATGGCTGCCATCCGATCGTTCGCTGATGCTGCATCTGGACTCAGTGTCGCTCCTCCCACCCAAAAGAGCGGCAAGCTAAATCAGCAGCAGCAAGCCAAAGTCTATGCTGACCTTGAGTTGAAGATGAACACCATCCGACGCAACGCAGAGCTGTGCTGCGAGGAGATGTACCAGTATATGGCCGACCTGACGGCAGATAAGCTGACGAAGCCACGCAAGGTGAAGATCTTTGGATACAAGAATCTCACCATTGAGGGTGTCACCAAGAAGAACTTCGCTGATGTGGAACTCGTCGCCAAGGCCGTTCCCGCAGAAGACAGCGAGCAGAACAAGCAAGCGAAGCAGAAGAATGTCGTGGCGCTCTACCAGCTCTTCAAGGACGATCCGAAAGTTCCCGGACAGACGGCATTGCGTCGCAGCGTGGTGAAGAAGTTTGATGTGGACCCGGACGAGGCTGAGACCTGGTTCAAGGAGGAGAAAGAAGTACCGCAGCAGAACATCGAGCCATTGGCTGAAGAGAATGCTGCTCCCGCTGCTCCTGGCGCTGGCATGAGTGCTGCGCCTGAAGTCGCTCAGCAAGCGCAGCTGGAGAAACCTGCGCCCGTCGCATAAATCTCTATGGCAAAGAATGCAGATCTCAAGCGCCTGATTGCCGAGCGA